TATGTGCTAAAGCACAGGTTCACGCCGGATGCCGGGTATCTGACTTCTCACGGTGGCAGTAACTTCGATGCGTACACCAAGGTGGTGAAACTGCGCCCCAGACCGTGCGATGATTTGTCCTCAAAGAAGCTCCTGGAGGTCATAGGCAACGCTATAACGATGGATGAAACAAGACTGTTGCTTAATAACCTGTACCGCAGGGGCACGCTGTCCCACAGGGAGATGAGCGCGATACTCACTGCGGCACTGCATCAGGACATCACAGGGGACCGTGACTATGAGCTTACAGCGTACAGGAGGGATTCTATGAGGGCTGAACTCCTGAAATCGCTTCTGCATACAGCGGACTTCGGATAACCATTTCTCAAAGCCGCTCTTAAAAATCGTCAGACGTTTTTTCTGACAAGGTTTATGAATCAGAGAATCAGGAATCAGGAATCAGAGAATCAGCTGGGCTAGTATGGTGCTAGTACGGTGCTTGCACTGTGCTTGTATGGTGCTAGCACGGTGCTGTTACAAACCGTTGGTATCACTGGATTATTTTTTTGCAAAATATTTGGCTGGGTAATTGTCTGCGAAAACGTGCAAAGAAAATGCCATGTTCTCAAGGGCGATTTTACGGTTCAAAAATATTTTTACAGTATGCGTACAATACCTGCACAGTGCGAGCATGGTGCTTGCACAGTGCTAGTACGGTGCGAGCATGGTGCTTGCACGGTGCTTTTACAACTGGCTATCAGGGGGGGGATGGGATGCCGGATTTTACAGCAAGACAGCGTAAGTTTGTCAGGTTCTTCGAGGGAAATCCTACCGAGGCGGCGGTCAAGGCAGGGTTCAAACGTGCGCTTGCGCGTTCCATAGGGGCTGAGATGCTCAAGAACCCCGATATAGTCAAGGCTATACAGGAACGTGTAAGGCCGATAGAAGAGGCTGACATAGCGACGCGCGAGGACAGACAGCGGTTCTGGACCCGCATAATGAAAGACGAAAAAGTGGAAATGAAATACCGCCTCAAGGCTTCTGAACTGCTTGGCAAATCACAGGCAGACTTCATAGAAAGCTCTAACCTGAACGTGAACGTGAAGATGGGTCTTGTTGGGCTTCTCAAGAAGGTCGATGAGGTGGAGAAGCTCGGCGACGGGAAGGTGATTGACATTGGCTAGAAGCAATATCGCTACTACAATGGGCGATTCGAGTATGCCGGAACTACCGATAGAGCAGGTTGAGAAACTTACCATAGAGATTCTGCGTAAGCACAGGAATGACCCTGTGCTTTTCGTCAAAGAAGCTCTCGGTGGAACGCCAACTCCACAGCAGGTCATGCTTCTGAGGGCGGCGGCTGAACCGGGTGCTAGGGTCGCGGTAAGAAGCGGTCACGGTGTCGGCAAGAGTACGACTTTGGCTTGGATAATTATATGGTTCTTATGCACACACGACGATGCTAGGGTCCCAGCCACGGCTCCTACGGGACACCAGTTATCAGATATCCTGTGGAACGAGCTTCGCAAGTGGATTGACAAGTTACATCCTTGGTACAAGCAATTTCTTCGAGTCACAGACGACAAGGTCACGGTCGAAGGCGGCACTTCTTTCGCTGTCGCACGTACATCACGCAAGGAAACGCCGGAGGCGTTGCAGGGATTCCACGGCAGGAACATGCTGTTTGTAATAGACGAGGCTTCCGGTGTGCCGGAACAGGTGTTCGAGGTCGCACAGGGCGCGCTTTCCACAAAGGGCGCGCGTACTGTCATGGCGGCTAACCCTACACAGCTCTCCGGGTTCTTCCATGATGCTTTCTACAGGGACCGGGAACGGTGGACAAGGCTTGTTTTCAGCTCCGAGGACAGTCCGCTGGTATCAAAAGAATACGTCGATTACATGGCCCAGACATACGGCAGGGATTCGGACATATTCAAGGTCAGGGTCTTGGGCGAGTTTCCGTCAACTTCCATCAGTCAGCTCATATCGCCGGAACTTGTCGAGGCGGCTATGAAGAAATCTTACAGGATAGAGCAGTACCAGCACATGCCGAAGTGCCTTGCGGCTGACGTGAGTTACTTCGGCGACGATGCCTGCGCCCTTTATCTGCGGCAGGGGCTTGTCGCACAGGAGATATGGCGCGGATACAACATCAATACATACGACTATGCCACGCTCATAGCTAGGTTCTGGCGCGAGATGCACGCCGATGCCTGTTTTATAGATATCACGGGGTGGGGTGCGGGGGTCTATGACACGTTGCAGGCCATGAACTTCAAACCCATGCCTGTTGTATTCGGCGGCAGGGCCGACAATCCCGAAAGATTTATGAACAAGCGCATAGAGATATGGTGGCGCATGAAAGAGTGGCTTGAGAGCGGAGGGCAACTGCCAGATATGCGCGACTTGAGCGATGACCTCTGCGTACCCGAGTATTACTACACGCCGTCTGGCAAGATGGCTCTCGAAAGGAAAGAGGATATTAAGAAAAGGGGCTTTCCAAGCCCTGACAGGGCTGATGCCCTTGCCATGACCTTCGCATACGCGGTGCAGTCCAAAGCTATGAGCGGTTCAAGGGGACAGCCTGCGAAGGTAAAGACGAAATATGACATTTTCAACAGGAAAAAAAGGAGGAATTAGCATGTGTTTCCCAGAACCTGATGTAAAAACGCCCGAAATGCCTGTGCAGGAGGGCGCGGATGAGGTAAAGAGCGGTGCTTTCAAGCAGAATAAGAAGCGCAGGGGATACCAAAGCACACTTCTCACAGGGGGAACCTTAGGAGGGGTGGGTACTGACATGGCGGGAGAGTCGAAAAAGCGGCTCCTCGGTGAGTAAACCGTTATGCCGTTCCCTATAACATTACAGGAGGCAGAACGGCGTTCTGCGAGCATGATTGCGGAAAGGGAGTCATGGATTCCAGAGTGGGAGGACATCAGGAATTATATGCTCCCGTACCACGGCAGGTTTTCGGATGACAGACCCAACGACGGGCAGAGAAAAGACCAGCGGATTATACAGGATGTAGCCAAAGCTTCGCTCCGCGTGCTTTCCGCAGGGCTTCTGTCAGGGCTTACGTCACCGTCAAGGCCGTGGTTCAAGTTGAACATACCGAATCCACTTCTGTCCGAGAGCAAGCCAGCGCGTTCATGGCTCGATGAAGTCGAGAGGCGCATGTACTCCGTGTTTGCCGCAAGCAACCTGTACTCTGAATTACAGAAGATGTACGTGGAGCTTGGAGGATTCGGCACGGCATGTGCCATTGTTTCAAAGGACTATGAGGATGTTATCCGTCTGCGCACTTTCACGATAGGCGAGTATGCGCTTGCGCTGAACGATTCGCTCAAGGTCGATACCATGTACCGCGACTTTCAGATGACGGCACGCCAGATTGAACAGAGGTTCGGTCGTGACAACTGTTCCGATGCGGTCAAGTCAAGTATTGAAAACGGCAGGAGTGAAACGTGGTTCACTGTCCGGCATTTGATATGCCCGAACCCTGATATCAAGCCGGGCAGACGTGACGTATCCGGTAAGAAGTTTATATCCGTCTACTGGGAAAGGGGCGCGAGGACAGACGTAAACGACGGATTCCTTGAGGTGCTTGGCTATGACAACTTCCCAGTGCTTGCACCCAGATGGCAAGTCGTGAGCAACGACATCTACGGCAGGGGTCCAGGATGGGACTGCCGCGGTGATGTCAAGATGGTACAGGACATGAGGGCTGACAGCATGGAGGCCCTTGATAAGATGATAGACCCGCCGATACTGCTCCCTGCTTCTATGAGGAACGAGGATATAGACCTTACGCCGGGCGGCGTTACATTCGTGCCGTCAAACGAGGGCATGACAGGAGCGCACCCTGCGTTCAACGTAGCGGTGGACATGACGAAGCTTGAGTACAGCATAGAGTCCGCTGTGTCAAGGATTCGCACGGCTTTCTATGTCGATACTTTCCTTATGCTGCAACAGGTTGCGGACAAGACAAAGACGGCATATGAGGTCGCAGAACTTACGCGCGAGAAGATGCTTATGCTGGGTCCGGCAATAGAACAGCAGGAGGAAACGCTTCTCAAGCCAATCATAGAACGTACCTTTGAAATTATGAATGACGCAGGGCTTATCCCCGACCCGCCGGAAGAAATGCAGGGCCAGTCGATAGACATAGAGTATGTAAGCATACTTGCGCAGGCTCAGAAAGCAGTAGCCACGTCAGGCATGAGGGAATGGATAAGCATAGTCACCGAGCTTTCGGCGGCGTTCCCGGAAATGCGGCTCAAGGTCAATCCGACTGAGTTTGTCGATGAGTACGGCAAACTGCTTGGCATATCTGCAAAACTTATCAATTCGGATGAGGAGGTCGCGGAGGCTCAGGCGAAAGAACGCCAGATGATGCAGACTCAACAGGCTATGGCTATGGCACAGCAGGGCGCGCAGACAGCCAAAACTATGTCGCAGGCACGCATTGACGACAAGACTAACGTTCTTGCGGAACTATTCGGAGAGGCGGGAGTGTAACACTTGAACAGCAAAGACCCTATATCCAAGACGAAAGTCAAGCATATCAGGCGCAGGGAATTAGCGGAAATAAGCGATGTCCTGTCCACAAAATCAGGCAGGATGTTTGTGTGGAGGATACTAGAAAACGCCGGGATATTCCGAAGCTCTATGTCCGACAGTCCAAACTGGACAGCGTTCAGGGAGGGGGCACGCTCTCTGGGACTGAGTATTTACGCGGACATGATGGAGGCTTGCCCTGCAAGATTGACGGAAATGTCAGCCGAGGCTAAAAATCAGAAATTGGAGGATGGAACATATGGCGAGTGACGAACCGAAAGAACCGATAACTACCGAAGAAACGCCGGGGGAACAGGTTACGGAAGTCAAGACCCCGGAACAGAAGTTAGAGGAAACAATAGCTAAGGGAACTGAGGAGGGTACTAAGGAGCCTGATGCCAAACAGCCTGACGCCAAATCTGATGAAGATAAAGGGCAAGAAAGCAAAGGACTTCCTGACGACTGGACACCGAAGCTCCCGGAAGGGGTGAAGTTAGATGATGGCGCGTTTGCGGAGATACGCTCCACGTTGAAAGACATGGGACTATCTCCCGATAACGCGCAGAAACTTGTCGATTACCAGTTAAAGACTATGGAGGATGCCAGAAAGCAGTCTGTAGACAACTGGGAAAAACAGGTCAAAGAGTGGGAAACAGCCATTAAAGAATCACCTGATTTCAAGGATGGATTCGAACAGAAACAGGCTGTTGCCGAGGGAGCTTACAAGGAATTTTTCACACCCGAGGAGCGTGAATACCTCACTAAAAGCGGACTGGCAAGCTATCTGTTTCCTGCTATGTACAAGATAGGGAAGAAAGTAGCGGAGCCTGCGACAGTAGACGGCAAGGGATTGCCGCCGAAACGGTTAAGCGGTAATGACCCGCACGAGCGTCTTACGGGACTTTACGGCGGCAATTAAATAAGGAGGAATGTAGATGTCAACAGTAGGAACCAAACTGAATCTGGTTGACCTTGTTTCAAGGCTCGACCCCGACCAGAAAATAGCTCCGATAGCTGAGATTCTCGCTGAAACAAACGAGATTCTCGACGATATGGTGTGGAAAGAGGGCAACCTTCCCACAGGACACAGGTACACACGCAGGACCGGGATTCCTTCCCCGACATGGCGTAAGCTCAATCAGGGAGTTGTGCCGGGCAAGTCATCGACCGAACAGGAAGATGCTGCCTGCGCGATGCTTGAGGCATACAGCGAGTGCGACAAAGAACTTGCTGACCTCAACGGCAACACCGCGGCTTTCCGTGCTTCTGAGGCAGGGGCACACATCGAGGCTATGTCGCAGGAGTTTGCGGATAAACTGTTTTACGGCAATGTCAATACATCGCCTGAACAGTTTAAGGGACTGGCGAACTACTATAATGCCGCTTCTACCACAAAGACCGCGATAGGCTACAACGTTATCAAGGCTGGCGGTGCAGGCGACGACAACACCTCGATATACCTCGTTGGATGGAGTCCGAGGACAATTTTCGGAGTCTACCCGAAAGGTTCACAGGCAGGGCTGAAATTCGAGGACAAAGGGCAGGTCACGCTCGGCGACGAAACCAATGGCTACTATGAAGGTTATCGCTCACACTTCCAGTGGAAGTGCGGAATTGCTATCCCTGACTGGCGTTATGTAGTGCGTATCGGCAATATCGACGTATCTGCACTTTCAACATTCGGAAGTGGTTCAGATACCAGTGCCGCACTTATCCGCCTCATGGTGCAGGCATACCACAAGATACCGCACATCAATGCATGCAAGCCTGTGTGGTACTGCAACGGCACTGTGAAACAGTGGCTTGACATCATGGCGATGGAGAAAACAAACGTGCGTCTTGGAATCAGCGAGTACGCAGGTCAGGAAATAACCTCTTTCCGCAACATCCCCATCAAGAAATGCGATTCCATCCTTGATTCAGAAACAGTAGTGTCATAAGGAGGTATACGGAATGATACTCGACCACGAACTTGAAATCAGCGACGCTCAGTCAATAACTGGTGCGACAGGCGCAATAGCGGGGAGTAACGTACTCGACCTCGGAATAGCGGGCAAGGACATCCGCGGCGATATCCACATCATCTGCGGGGTAGATACCGTGTTTGATTCTTCCGGCGAGGCGGCTACACTGACTGTAACAGTGGTTACAGACGACAACGAAGCTCTCGGAAGTGCTACTACAATCTACACGACAGGCTCGATAGCCGAAGCTTCGCTTGTTGCAGGCTATCAGGTGTTCGACCTCAATCTCAACAGCCTTGGCAAGAACGTGCTTGAGAGATATGTAGGAGTATCCTACACGGTAGGCACTGAGGCGTTCACGACTGGCAAGGTCAACACTTACGCAGTAATCGACAAGCAGACTGCATAAACGGTGTAGGTCGTGGCTAG